CTAATTTCAATTTTTCTGGAGAAAATGCGTCGAATGATATTTTTGACAGTCATAGTGATGATGAGAAACGACCTCAGGTTGGATCACGTCTTATGGGTGTTTGTCATGAAGTTAAGCGTATTGCTAAGGATAAAATTGTCGGAGATGTGTTTGGTTCAATCGATTTCCTTGAAACATCTGTTTCTACTGGTATTCTTTTGGCTGCCCGAGCTTTGATCAGAAGATTTGATTGGATCACTGTTATCCCAACGAGTTGGATTAGTGATCCCAGACTACAAAAAGTTTTCATGTTGTGTGAAGCTCGCAAGTTGAGGGATACTTACGTTAAGAAGTCTTGTGTACAGTGGTCCTTATTAGGATTGTCTGGCATTTTATCTCAGTTTATCCCAAAGAAAGACAAATGTTTGACTTTGGGTGCATTGGGACTTGGTTTTGGTTATTGTGCTTTTAGACAATCGCACATGATCAAGCTTGTTAAAGAAGATTACGTATCGGATTTAGCAAATCGAAACAGCTTGAGACCCATTCTTCAAGAATTGCGAGATAACCATCTGTCGAAGATTCTTAAAGCATCGGCTGTTATGGGTGTTGCTTACACACTTGCCAAATTGTACAAGCGTTGGGTTGGATTGAACCCACAAGGCTCCCTTGAACCCACAACTATTGAAGAGGTTTCACAAAGAGATAAAGAGGACAATGTTTGGTCTGGTGTAGCGACCAGGCGTTTACCATTGACACACAAATCATTTCTGAGTTGTCGTGACCATATCAAGGATATTATTGACAAAAATCTGGTTTACGGAACTGTTGAAGTTGGCGATAAAAGATTGATGGTTAATGGTTTATTTTTGCGTTCTAATGTCGTCATGATTCCAAATCATTACTTCGATGGAGCAAAAGCTCTTAAGGTTATTTTCAGGAAGGAAAATCCTGAAAAGTGCGGGGGTAAATTTACAACACAACTGCATATGGACTCATCTGTGCTTATTCCAAATACGGATATGCGTGTGTGTTATTCACCTAACGGGGGATCATTTAAGGATATTGTTGATTATTTTCCTTTGGATCATTTTCCAGCGCATAACTTTGAGATGATTTACAGACTTAAAGATGGCTCGATCAAGATTATGGAAGGTCGAGCCAAACCTAAGAAGGTGCAAACTGTAGTATCTTTTCAAGGTGGTGTTTATGAGGCCTTGAGTGAGAACACTTTTGCTGGTTTGTGTGGAGCCGTTTTGATTTCACGAGGAGCCCATGGTGCCATTACGGGATTACATCTTGGTGGTCATGCTGGAACTCCAATGGGGTGTTATGGTTCTTTCAGTAAACCAGAATTGGATGAAGCCATCAAGAAGCTCGATGAGTTTGATGCTGTGATTTTGTCTGGTGCTGCAGAAAAGTTCTCACCACAGGTTCTTGGTGTCACAGTGCTTTGTGATCAACCGATTCATAAGAAAAATCCAATTAATTTTATGCCGGAAGATTCTCAAATCGAATATTATGGTGCATGTCCGGGTAAGGTTAAGGCCGTTTCTCGAGTCAAGGTCACACCTATTAGCCATTTGGTTACTGATGTGTGTGGCATTCCAAACAAATGGGGGCCACCTAAGATGAATCCTGATTGGTATGGTTGGCAAACTTGTTTGGCCAATTTGTCTAATCCTGGGGAACCATTTCCACATGATCTCATTGTTAGAGCAGTTAAAGATTATAAGAAACCTTTGATTGAATTGTTCCAGAGTAGTTTGTGGAATGATGCAGCTCCAATGAGTGACAAGGACAACATTAATGGTGTCCCGGGTGTCAAGTTTATGGACGCCATTAAAATTGGAACGTCCATAGGTTTTCCTTTGACAGGACCTAAGAGTGAGCATATGCTTGATGTTGATGTGTTTGACAATGATGGATTGT